GTGCGGCGTGGGGGGGGTAACGGTGTCCCCCGGTGGGGGGTGGCTAGACCTCGAGGCCGGCGGCTCTGAGTTGCTTGCGGGCGTTGGCGTAGGCGTGGGGGCATCGTGGTGTGCCGGCGATGGTGGTGATGAGGCGGTTGCCGAGGTAGACCTTCCAGTGTCCTCGGCCTTTGACGGTGTGCGCGCCGGCTCTGTTGAGGTCGCGGAGCAGGGTTCGGAGGTCGCCGCGTGTGGTCATTTGGGCCAGCGTGTTAGGGGCCATAGTGCTGCGGTGATGATGGCGAGGCCGGCGAGTAGGCCGGCTAGTGCGGCGAGGGTGTAGGTCATGGCTCGAGGTTGGGTGTGCCGAGGGTGGGGTCGGTAGTGACTTCGAGGTGTTGGGGTGTGGCGGTGACGCGTAGGCCGCCGGTGCAGTAGGGGCATTGGAAGGGCACGACTGTGGTGGTGGTGAGTGCTGCTCGGGCTAGCTTCTCGGCGAGGCCGGGGGGTAGTGCTCGGCCTGTTTCGGCTGCGTATTCCTGCCAGATCTGTTGGGCTATGTCGTCGGTGGTCATGGGTCTAGCCGCCTAGTTCGGGGTAGCCGGCGGGGTATGGGGTGTCGGGTGTTGCGCCGAGGGGTGGTGACCAGATCCCGCCGTTTACTGAGACTTTGAAGCCTTCGGGTGAGGTGGTGACGCGGATGCTGGTGGCTCGGGCTATGGCGAGGCGTAGCTGTTGCAGTTGGGTGCCGGCGATGGTTACGACGGGGGTGTTCATGGGGTCCTGTTCGGGTTAGTAGGTGGGGCGTGGGTTGAGGGCGGCGGCCCATGCGATGAGGTCGGCGTCCTGGCGGGCGGCGAGGGCGCGGCGGTAGCGGTGTAGGCATAGCAGGGCGCGGAGTCGTCTAGTCGTCACAGCCGCGCTCCAGGGTGTGGTAGGTGTGGCAGCGGCCGCACCAGCCGTATGAGCCGGTCGGGGCCGGTTTGGGTGGGCGGGCTTCCTCGTAGTACCAGTCGTCGCGGCGGTCGCGGCGGGCGTCTTCCTCGTAGGTCACTGTTTCCTCCATACGCTCGGGGAATGGTTGGCCTCGACTGCGGCCTTGTCGGTGTCGTTGGCGTACGGGCGTATGACGAACACGCACAGGTCGATGCCGTCCTCGAACGCTTGGTCTTCGGCTTCGGTGGTGGGGGTGCTGTCGTGGGTGGTGCAGACGGGTGGGCCGCAGTAGCCGGCGAGGATGCCGGCGTGTAGCCACGCGTCGGCCTGCTCGTAGACGGTGGGGCCTTCGCCGATCAGGGCTAGGGCGCTGGCGAGGAACGCGCCGGAACAGGTGCGGCACGTTTTCAGGCCGTCGCTGTCGAGGTTGTCGGCCATCTCTTGGTAGCGGTGTTCGCCGTATAGACCGGCGGCGGCCATGACGCGGCGTCGCCAGTAGAAATAGTCGCTGGCGGGGGCGGGGTGGTGGTGGGTCATGGGCGGGCCTCGGCGTCGCGGCAGTATCGGCAGAGTGGTTCGTGGTCGGCGCGGTGTTGCGCGGCGGCGGCGCGGGTGCCGTGCGGGGCCGGCCAGCGGCCGTCGGGCGGGTGTAGGCCTTTTACCGTCCATTGGCCGGTGTCGGGGTGGTGTTCGATGATGCCGCGCTGTTCGAGGGACTCGAGCATCTGGCGGTCGGCGGCGCGGATGACGGTGTGGGGCCAGCGGCCGCCGTGGCGGCACATATGGGCCAGCAGGGTGCGTTGCCGGATGCCGAGCTTGTTGTCGGTCACGATTTGCCGAGCCAGACGCGGACGGTTTGGCGTGTCACGCCGAGCTTGAGGGCGAGGGTGGTTTCGGGGGTGCCGGCGTCGGCTGCTTCGATGCAGGCGGTGCGGGCGTTGCGTATGGCGTTGTCGGCGTCGATGCGGGCTTGCCGCAGGATCCGGCCGGCGCGTTCGAGGTCGCCTTCAGCGGGCATCAGCGGCCTCGAGGTCGCGGATGCGGGCCAGGACCTCGCGGGCCTGTAGCAGGGCGAGGGTGCGGTCGGGGCCGTGAAGCATGTCGGCGCACCACGATAGGCCCTTCAGTTCGGCGCGGGCCTGCTCGAGCGGGGTTGGGTTGGTGGTCATGCGATGCGCCTCACGTCGTTTATCTCGAGGTCGCTGGTATCGCGGCCCGGGATGAGTCGGAATCGGTCGCCGTGGGTGCCGTTTTCCACCCAATCCCACTCGAGGGCGGTTGGGTTGTCCTCGACAAGAGTTTCGATGGCGGTGCGGACGAGAGCCTCGAGGACGAGGGTCGGGTCGGCCGCGTTGTACTTCGCGGCGAGGGTGGCGAGGTTGTTCGGCGTGGGCGGGTCATAGATGCCGGCGAGTAGGCCTACCTCGATCCAGTCATGGTCGCGGTCAGCGCCGAGGTCAGCCAGCAGGCCGACCACGTAGTGGCCGGCGTCGCCGAGCAGGTCGATTTCGCGGGATCTGAAAGCGATAGGCGGTAAGTGCGGGTAGTCGGGTCGGTCGTTCATGGTGGGGGTAGGTCCTTTCGGGCGGTTTAGGGTGTCTACCACCTTACAGGTGTGCGCGGTGCGCGGCAACCTACCAGTTGCGGGTGGTCAGGTAGGTGACGGTCGCCGGCTGGCCGAGCAGCCGGTCAGACTTGTCGCGGTTGCACTTGCGGTGCGCCGGCGCGATGTTGTCGAGGGTGTCGGGGCCGCCACGGGCCAGCGGTATCACGTGGTCGAGTGTGAATGCGTCTGGCTCGAGGTAGTGGGCGCGGTAGTCGATGTCTTCGCCGCAGAGGTAGCACGGTGGGCGGCGGCGTCGGATGGTGGCGCGGTGCTTGTCTCGGCGTGTGGTGGAGCGGGCTGCCAGTCGAGGGGCCATGAGTCATACACCTCTCCGGTCGCGGTGTTAAAGCTGGCGTGGCCGGTGTGCGCGCCGACCTCGGTGCAGCGGAAGCCGGCCGGCCCGACAGCGAAACACATGCCGGTGATGCGGTGCGCGGCGTATATGTCGGCTCTCACGCCGGGAGCCGTTCCACATTCTCGAGGCGAACGGTGGTCGCGGTGGCGGGGGCTACGAAGCTGAACGGTTCGAGGGTGCGTTCGCCGCCGTCGTACACCACGCGGGAGAACTCGACGCGGTAGGTCAGCTGCCCGGGCTGCAGGCCGATACCGCTGTTCGCGACGAGCGCGACGCCGGCCTCGCCGTCGAGGGTGTGCAGGGTGCCGTCTTCCTCGAGCCGGCCGACGATGGGCGGCAGGATGAGGCGAATATCGGGGGTGGACACTTCGCGGTGGTTCGCGGTGAACGTCACCAGCGCGGACACGCCCTGCATGTCGGGGTAGTTGTTGGGGTCAGCGCCGTCAGTCGTCGCCGCGACGTAATCGGCGGTGACGGTGAAGTACACCAGGGGGGTGACGGCCACGGCTTCATGCTAGCATCGTGGCTGCGCTTCTTTCGGGTGCATGGGCCGGTTCGCCGGCCCGGGTTTTGGGGTTCTGAGCAGGCCTTCGTCTTCGGACGGGGGCCTGTTTGGTGTTTAGGCGTCGGCGATGGGTTCGATGGTGCCGAGGTCGGTTAGGAACACGTACACGGGCCGCTGTTTGGTGCGGGTGCGCCACCAGATCGGGATGACGCTCGGCGGCATGGGGTGCCGGATGAGGAAACCGTGGCTGTAGGCCCACGCCCGCCGGCGTTCGATGGTGTCGTGGCAGGGCCGGCAGATCGCTAGTCCGTTCGACGCGCCGACGGTTTCGGGGTCGTGTGAGCCGCCTTTGCCGCGTGGTCGCCGGTGGTGAATGTCGGTCGCGGTGTGCTGACAGATGCCGTCGAGCATCACTTCGCAGTTCCCGCCGGCGCGTAGGTCGATGAGGGCGCGGACGTGGCGGGGAAACTCGCCGGGTTTAGTGGGCACGGTTGAGGACCTCGGCGCAGAGCGGGCAGGGGCCGACGGTCGCTAGTTCCCACAGCACGCGGGTGTGGTCGTCGCGTACGCGGCTGTAGGTGTCGGCGCGGAGCACTTCGCGGCGGTCGCCGCAGACGGGGCACGGGTTCACGGCAGTGCCCGGGCGTAGTGGGCGGCCGGCTGGCCGGCGAACGTGTAGGGCTGGCCGTCGGTGAGGGTGCGGCATGGTTCGCCGGGTTTCGCGCGGCATAGTTCGCAGCGGTTTTTCAGGATCTTAGGGGTGGGGGTGGTCATGGTTCCTTGCGGTGGGGGTGGGGTGGTGGTCCAGAGGATAGCCCACCTGTTGCTGGGCAGTTTCTCCTTAAGGCCGCTGTTGAAGATGAGGCCGGCGTCGGCTAGCTCGCGGCGGCGGGTGCGGATGCCGGACGGTTCCTGCCAGGGCACGCCCGGGGTGCGGGGGTAGACGTGCTCGAGGTGTTTGTCGGTGGCTATTTCGAGCCGGCGCATCACGCGTAGGACGGCTTGCTGACTTTCCCGTATCGTCGCCTCGTCGTGTGACTCGGCGGCGGCGTGGCTGGTCCAGGGGTCGGTGCGGCGCGCGTGGGCCTCGCGGGGGGCGTTGGACAGGTCGGCGTCGTCGTCGGGGTTAAACAGGGTGTATTCGTCGTCGTCGGTCATGGGGTGCTTTCAGGGGGGTAGGGGGCGGCCCCACCTCTGGGATGGTGAGGTGGGGCCGCCGGCCGGGGGGTTAGAACAGTGCGGGGGGGCCGCCGTCCGCGTCGATCATGCGGATATCCTCGAGCGCCCGCGTCATGTGCACTTGCAGCGCGCGGGCCTTGCGGCCTTTGGCGCTGCGCCCATCTGTGGACCGCACCGCCGTGGCGAGTACGGACATCAGAGTGAGCAGCCGGCGGTCGAGGTCATTGGTGCGGTTGTTGACCCACCGGCTGGCCTCGCCGTCCACTACTTGCCCGCCGTCGATCAGGCGGTAAAGCCATGGCTCGCGGAAGCCGTTCGGCTCGGCGATCACCGTAAGGGTGTCGCCGGTGCCGAGGTTGTCCCGCAGCCATTGGAGCGCCGCGCGGAATTGCGCGCCGGACCAGTCTTCGGCGTAACAGATGTCCTCGGCAGTCATGCCGTCGGGGCTGTTGGCGAGTAGGTCGAACAGGATTTCGGCCCGTATCTCGCGGGCCTTCTTTTTTGCCATGTGGTGATCCTTTACCTAGTTGGCGATCTTCTGTAGCTCCGCGTCCCAGTCGATGTCTGGGGCTTCCCCTGCGATCCGCAGATCTATCAGGTTCATCAGCGCGCGGCACTTGCCGAGGGCCTCGGTGATGAACTCGCGCTCGTCGTCGGTGAAGCCGACGCCTTCGGCGGTATTCAGCACCTTGCGGAGCCGTTGCATTGCTACTGCGAGGTCGGCCTCGATGTTGAGCCACCGGCTGGTGTGGTTAGCGCGGTGCTCGGCGTCGAGGCGTTCCTGCGTGGCCGCCGCTTTGGCGTCCCACTCGACTACGGCCTCGATTTCCTCGAGTACGGCTTCGGTGTCGGCGCGGCCCTTGCGTTCGGCGCGTTCCCGGGCGCGGTTGACCACAGCGGTGAGGTCCTCGCGCTTGTTCGCGGCGATGTTGCTGACCGAGGTGCCTCGAGCCTTAGCCATGGCCTCGGCGGCCGTCCGCTTGACTTCGCTGAGCTTCGCCATCTCGCGGTAGTCGCCTGCGGTTTTGGCGGTTACGATATCGTAACCGCCCTCGGCTGCCTTGGCGTCGTCGGCGAGTTTGTCCCGCCAGCCGTTCGCGTCGGCGCGGATGATGCTTATGCCGCGTCCGACCTCGTGGGCGTACTCGCGGATGCTGACGCGTTTGGGGTTGGACGCATCGAGCGTCCAGTGCCAGCGCAGTTCCATGATTTCCATGCCGACGCTTTCGTAGTCGGACATCAGATCGCGGTCCTTTTTGACCACGGTTTTCGGTAGTGCCATGTTGTGAATTGCCTACTTTCGTGTTGCGGTTTTGTCCTCGGCCGGTTGGCGTCGGACCTGCCACCTTACCATACGGTGCACGGTGTGCGGTAGGGGTTAGCGGATGCGGTTGTAGTCCTGCTCGGCGCGCAGCGTCGCGGCGGCCGTGCGGACAACGCCGATACGGATGCCGAGGGTGTCGATCTGGCGCTTGCGGCCGCGCACCAGAATCTCGGCGGTTTTCGCGCGGATCCGTTCAGCGTGGGTTGCGAGCATCACCTCGGCGTCGCGGGCCGCGACGGTCGCGCCGCCGGCGGCCAGTTCGGCGCGGGCCTTCGCCAGCGTGTAGTCCTCGGCGGCCTGTAGGGCCTCCTGCTCGAGGGCGTCTAGCCCGTAGTTGAGGTTCTCGAGGTCGTGCTGCAGCTGTAGGGCCAGCTGGACCACGCCTAGCGGGGTGTCGGGTAGGTGCTCGTCAGTCACCAGCGTCGCCCTGGTATTGCATGGCGAGGTCGGCGTCGGCCGGCTCGGCGGCCGGCTCGGCGTCGGCCGGCTCGGCGGCCGGCTCGGCGTCGGCCGGCGCTGCGGGGGCCGGCGCGAACATGAGCAGGGTGCGTTCGGGCGGCGGGGCCTCGAGTTGCGCCTTAAACGCGCGGACCTGCTCGGCCGTCGCGGTGCCGAGGGGCCGTTTATGCTCGGCGATGTAGGCCTCGGCCACTACCTGCAGGTCGATGCCGTTGCGTTGGCACCAGCCGCGCAGATCAGCGCGGGCCTCGGCGGCCGCCACCTCGGCCGGGTCGGGTGGGGCGTCGAGGTCGCCGCCGCACCACAGGGCCAGGGCAGCGCCGAACCGCATGGCCGCGTTCCGCAGCGCGTCGCCGATAGCCTCTTTCACGGCGTTAGGGCCTCGGTCGCCGTCGGCGTGGCCGTAGCCGATACGGGTCACGCCGGCCACGGTAAGCCGGATCCATAGCCCGCCGTCGGGGTCGAGGGCCGGCAGCCCGTCGGCGTCGAGGGCGAACGGTTCCCAGTTCCAGCACGGGTCTACGTCGAGTAGCCGCGCGGTCAGGTAGCCGTGGCCTACGAAGTCGAGGTAGACGGTGCCGCCGGTCTTCGTTTTCTTGGGTAGCTTGCCGATCTGGTCGGCCGGGAACGGTTGCCGTAGCCGGCGCAGCGCGTCGAGGTCCGGTTCGGTCATGCCGCGCCGCCGGCGTGGTCGTGAATGTTGCCGGCGAGGGTGCCGTCGAGGCGGGGGGCCGGCGGTTTCACGCCCTCGAGGCTGATCCGGCCGTGGGCCAGCAGCGCCGCCACGGTGTTGCGGGCCTCGTCGGTCTTGCGGATGCTCACGTACGGGTCGCCGGCGGTGAACTCGCAGCCGGCGATCACCAGGCCGTCGGGGCTGACGGGGGTGCCGTCCACGTTCGTCGCCGACAAGGTGACGGCCTGCTTATAGGCGGGGTTGACCACCTCGAGGATCTCGCTCGGGTGGTGCTCTTTGACCCACGCGAGGAACGCGTGCGGGTCGGTGACGGTCAGCGTGGTTTTACCGCCGGCCAGCGAGGCGCGGCCCACGGTCACGCCCTGCGCGATGGCCGCGACAGCGAGGCTATCCGCGCCCATATGGTCGGCTAGCCACGCCCGGGCGGCGTCTTTGCGTTCTTTCGCCACGTCAGCGATGAGCGCCCAGACCACGGCCTCGGCCGCGACGTGCGATAGCGGGGTGGTGTCGTCGTACATGTGCCTACTTTCGGGTTGGGGTGTTGAGGTGTTCAGTGGCCGCGTTTGCGGCCGCGTTTCTTGCCGGCTTGCGCGTTGCTGATCTTCGCGGCTTTCTCCTTACTCATGCCGTGCTTGCGGAGGGCCTCGTAGACGCGGCGGTTGAGGATGCCAGCCATTTTCTTACCGGGCATGTCGCTATCTCCTTAGAACGGGGGTTCGTCGTCGCTGTTGATGGCCGGCGCGGATCCCCACGGGTCTTCAGCCGGCGATGCCGGCTTCGCCGCCGAGCTACGCGTCGCCTTCGTCGCCTTGACGGTCGCCCACTTCAGCGACGCGCCCACATCTTGCGCGGTCACCTCGATGACGGTGCGCTTCTCGCCGTCGCGTGTCTCGAAGCTGCGTTGCTTGGCTTCGCCGACCACAATGACGCGCTGGCCCTTGGTCAGCGATTCGGCGAGGTTCTCGGCTGCGGTGTCCCAGATCGAGCAGCGCCAGAACGTCGAGTCGCCGTCGCGCCAGGTGCCGTCGGGGTCCTTGACGCGGGACGATTCCGCGACGGTGAAGCTGGCGACGGCCTTGCCGGTCGCGGTGAACCTCAGTTCAGGCTCGGCGGTCAGATTGCCGGTGATGGTTACGTGGGTCATCGTCGTCGCTTTCGTCGCGGGGTTGCGGATGGGGTGGGACAGCCGTCGCGGTGCCCTTGGGTGGGGATATGGAAACCGCACGCGGCGCAGCGGCCGTATCCGGTGGGGGGTGTGAAGCCGGCGCGTTTCGCGGCCTCGAATCTGGCCCATTCCTCGGACATCAGAACGGCACCTCGAAGAAGTCGAGGCAGCGGCCCGGGGGGGCATTCGCGGCAGGGCCAGGGGCCGGCGTCTACGCCGTTGTCGTGGGCGTCGATGTCGTGGCCGCAGACGCAGCGCGGCGCGGTGTAGGCGGGTGCGCCGGGGTTCACGGTTTGAACCTCGGGTTGCGGAATAGCCGGCGGCGCGGCGGCGCTGGCGCGGGGGCCGGCTCGGCCGGCGGCACGCCATGGAAACCCTCGGCGGGTGGCTCGAGGTGCTCGAGGCCGCCGGCCCACCAGTCGCGGCCGTACAGCTGCGGCGGCCCGTCGGGGATGACGAGGAACTGGCGGTCGGGGTGGTCGTCGCTGTAGCCGATACGCGCGCCGTGGCCGCCCGGGACTAGCTCGGAGCGGTGCACAGTGATCGAGGCCTCGGCGGGCGGCGGGACCTCGGGGCGGGCGTAGTACGCGCGGGTCACGTGGTTGACGTGGCCGGCCGGCGGCGGTACTTCGCGGTAGTCCTCGGTCCAGTACCGGGTGACGGGTTGCGCGGGGGCCGGCTCGGGTGCGGGGGCCGGCGCGTTGAGGGCGTCGGCGGCCAGCTGCCGCCAGCGGGCCTCGGCGGCCGGGTCGAGGTGAAGCGTCCAGTCGAGGTCGCGCCGCGCCGGGTCGAGGTGCAGCGTCCAATCGGCCGGCCGCACGCCGTCGAACTCACGCGCGGGGGCCGGCTCGGGCCGGCGGTGCTTCGCCATATCGTCCTCCCAACGGAACTCGAAGTCACTCGAGTCGAAACTCGGCTGCGGCCCTAGATCAGCCACTACAGCATCGAAGATAGGCGTCGAGGCCGACATACAGCTAGGCACGTCCAGGGCCGTCAGGCGGCCGCCGAGGGCCAGCGGGGGGCCGGCCGGCGCGGGCCGGGTCAGAGTCGCCGTGCCCATGGCGGCACCTCGCTGTCGTCGGCGTCGATGGGGTGCAGGAACAGCACGCGGGCCAGCGCCGGCGCGATGAGGGTGCCTCGGTCCACCTCGAGGGGCTGCCAGCCGGCGTCGGCGTCGGCGGCCGCAATTGCCAACCGCTCGCCGAGGTCGTCACCAGCAGCCCACCGGGCCAGTCGGTCAGCAGAGTCGCCGAGCCAGTCGGCTAGATACGTCACACCAGCGCACGCGGTAACGAGCACACGGATTAGATAGCGGGTCATCAGGGTGTCCTTGTTCGGTTATGGGGGTCGCGTTCACGCTAGCACACGGTGCGCGGCGGGCGGCTGTTCATGGGGTTGCCCACTTGCTGAACTGTTGCGCGGCCCGTTGCTGCTCACGTACTAGGCGTTTTTCGTCGGCCGTCGTCCGTTTGCGCCGGCGGCGTTCACGGTCTTTAGCCCTCTTGTCAGAACGCCGTTTAACGATCACGGCTCTACCCTGCGCCACTACCCGCGTCGCCACGGTCAGAGTCACTCGGTTACTGCGGTGATAGTCGTGCACTGCGTCATGGCAGGAAACGCACAGCGGTACTAAGTCCTCGTCTAGCTCGCGGCCCATGCGGTCGTAAGTGTGATGGTGCAAGTGAATGTCGTCGGTAGTGCCGCAGAACGCGCATACCCGGGCGTAGGTGCTGAAGTAGGCGCGCTTGCGATCAGACCACGCCGGCGAATTGATGTAACGGTTGTAACGCTCTCGAGCACTGCGCCGCGCTGGTTTGCTCATGTGGGTGACCTCGGCTTTACAGATGAAGTACATAGCGGAAGCGGCTTCGCCGCTGCGGACACAAAGGTGGCCCTCCCCTTAAAGGTCCTCCCACCAGCCACACGGTAATGCCAACCGCCGGCTACCCGGGAAACCTCAGCGCACCCATGACTCATAGCCTCACGTCGATGAGGACGCAAGGCGTTGAGATATGGCTAGACCCGACGCGTACGGGTTAGCAACAGGGCCGGTTCACTGTCGAGGCTTTAGACCGGAGCAGTCGAGTTTCGGCTGACTTGCCAGATAGCGCCGCGTCCTAGTGGTGAGCGGCCGCCGGGTATGGCATACTCGGAACTGGCTTTAGACCGCTAGGACACGCCCTCGGCCCGTATCGGGTTCGGGGGCGTGTTTCTGTTCTACCACAGCGCGCCGCGCTAGTGGCCGATTGCGGTTACGCGTTCGTCGCCTTCGTCATCGAGCGGCCCTATCACCAGCGTCGCCGAGGTCCGTAGCAGCCGGGTCGGCCGGCCCCACGCCTCGAGGTGCTCGGTGTGTTCCTCGAGGGTGCAGTCGAGGCCCGATAGGTCGGTCATGCCCGGGGGGCACGGCTCGGCCGGCCTGGTCCAGTGCATGAACATGCCCTCGGCGTCGGGCACCACGTCGATGCGGTAGGTGCGCTGGCTGAGGTCATAAACCGAGGACAGGACATCGACCACGCACGTCGCGCTGTAGTCCTCGCGGGGGTGCCGCATGTAGACGGGGTGGTGCACGCGCCGGGGGGCGAAATGTTCGCGGTAGGGCCGCGCGTAGACGCGGCGGGCGGGGATGGTGTGAATGAGGCCGTCGGCCTCGATGCTGACTGGCTCGGCGTCGGCGTAGCCGAGGAAATGGAAACCCTCGCGGATGCCAAGCTCGGGGCGCTGAAACCCGCCGCGTAGCTGCTCGAGGTCGTCTATCGCGTAGTAGGCCTGCGCGACTACCTCGGCCTCGATGTCGCGGCGCGCGTGGTAGGCGCGTATCTCGTCGTCGGTGGCGAACGCGCCCGGGCAGCAGCCGCCTCGGCCGCCGGCCAGCCCGTGCCACTCGCCGCCGCAGTGCTCGCACTGTTCGTCATACGGGGCGTTGTAGTCGTCGGTCGGGCCGTGCTCGAGGGACTCATCGACTAGGGCCGCGATGCGGTCCAGTACGTCATCCTCGGGGTTGGTCATGGTGCGGAAACCGTTCTGCCGGCCGGCGGCCCGGGTGGGGGCTGCCGGCCGGCGTCGAAGGGATACGGGGTCTAGCTGGCTGCTAGGGCCGCGAACGCGTTGCCCTTCAGCTTCGCCACGTCGGGACTCATCAGGGTGCGTAACGCCCGCGTGTCGGCGGCGTCGGCGCTCGAGCGGGCACCGCGTACCGGCCAGTGGTGGTCGGCGTACTCGGTCACCGCGTTGTACACGCCGTAAGCCGTGCCGTACCAGGGGGCCTGAGACTCGGATCCGCTGCCGTAGATCGCCAGCACGCCGGCCGCGTGCTGCCGGCGGGTGTCGGCCTGCCGGGGGCTGTCGGCGTCCTCGACTGCGAACAGCCGGTCGAGGAACTCGCCGACCCACGCGCCCTCGCGCTCGGCCGCGATCAGCCGCTCGCACTGCTCGACGTAGGTGTCCCGATAGGCGAACGTCATGCCGAGCACGTTGCGGACCTCGGCCAGCCGGCCGGCGGGGTCGCCGGTGTGCCGCAGCGCGACACTGCTGACGGCTGCCCGTTCGGCCAGCTTTTGCGTGTTTCTGCAGACCACGCGCACGGGGCTGACGAGCGCCCGCAGGCTGCCCTCGCCGTCGTGCCGGTTGAGGACCGCGAGGTACAGGTCGGTCGTGTCGGTGCTGCCGTCGAGCGGGCTGGTAAAGCTCATGTGCTCGGGCATCTTCATGGTGACGAACGTCTGCCGGCCGCCGTCGAGCGCGCCGATAGTTTCGATGTGCGCGCCTGACTGGTCGGTGATGTCGTACAGCAGGCCGGTCGTCGCTTCGTTCTGGAACGGCTGCCACTTGGAGCCGACCACCGCGAGGGCCTCGGGCTGGTGTGTGTGCGGGTTGTCGCGCAGCACGGTGAAACGCCCGGGGGCGGCCAGCACGTGCACGCCGCTGTCGTCGGCGTAGGTCTGCTGGTGCGGGATGGTGCGGACATTCCAGCCGGCCATATGGGCTAGCTCGAGGGCCTCGGCGGGGTCCATGGGCCGGCCGATGGTTTGGCCGAGCCGGTGCCACGCGTCGGTGGTGCCGTCGGCGCGCTGCCGGCTGTCGGCGTAGCTGGCGATCCCGTTGGTGGTGTCGATGTCGTGCATGGTGGTGCCTCTTTTCTTGGGTTGCGCCGGCGTTGTTGCCGGCGGGTCTGGGGGTGGCTGTTGAGCGGAGAAAGGTGCCGCAAGGTTGCCATCCTGACTTGCTGATACCGTCGCCGTAGGTCGGAGAAACCTTCGGGGTCGGTGTTGTCGCGCTCGGCCAGTCATCGACGCGGGGCCGGCGGCAGCGGATAGCGCGCCGCCGGCCCGGGGTGAAGCTAGACGGCCGCCCAGTGGGCCTCTACGGCCTCGTCGGCCGCGATCCACGCGCCGAGGGCCAGCTTCCACGCCCACTCGGTGGGCAGGCCCAGCATGGCCTCGAGGGTGCCGGCGCAGCGCGCCCAGCCGTCGGCGTCGCTGACGGTCCAACCGTCGGCCAGCCGGCAGTCCACCTCGGCGTAGCACGCCTTGCAGGCGTACCCGCGCGTGGTGCCGGTGACGGCCGCGCCACAGCAGCCGGTCAGGTAGCCCACCATGGGGTCGAAGCCGGCGGCCGTGGTGACGGCCAGCGCGCCGCCGATGAAGGTGGTGATGGTGGTTGTGGTGGTCATGGGGGCCTCCTTGGCCTCGGGGCGCGGGCGGGGTGCCCTGCGCGGGTAAGAACGAATATACACGCGCCGCGCGGTGCGTGCAACTCTTGGGGTAAAAGGGTGGCCGGCAGCGCCGGGGGAAGGGTTGGCGTCTGCCGGCCACCGGCCGGGACAAGCTCGAGCTACGCGTCAGCCCGGGCACGGGCCAGCGATTCGATGTCGGCCCTATCGAACAGGTACGGGCCGTTCTTCTGCGGCAGCTTCATAGCCGGCGCGAGGCGTTCCTCGCTGATCCAGCGGTACAGCGTGGCCTTGTCGATGTCGAGCAGCCGGCAGGCTTCTTTTGTGCCGATCAAGTTCTGCATGGTGTGTTCCCTCCTTTCCGGGGTCGAGGTCGAGCACGTTTCACGCTAGCACGCGGTGCGCTACAGCGCGCCGAGCAGCGCCAGTATCAGCAGCAGCAGCAGCGGGGCCAGGGCTACCGTCGCCCATGCCTCTTGCTGCGCCGGCCGGGGCGGGCAGCGCCACAGCCCGATACAGCCGGCGAGGGCCAGGGCGGCCAGCGCGGCGGTCACGATTCACCCGCGATCAGCCGCTCGCGTTTGGCGACGGGGCTGCCCGGGTGGGCATACCCGCCGTTATTCATGCAATCGCGGCAGATGTAGCGGTTAAACGTGGTCCACACCATGACGGTGTGGTCGGTGCAGTCGCACTCGGGGCACCAGTGCCGGACGGCCGGCCGGCGCGGCAGCGGGGTCGCTGGCCGGCCGCGCGCCGGCACGTATACCGGCGACGCGGGGGTGCTGGCCGGCGGCCGCTTGGCGAAATGATCGACCACGGCCGCCAGGGCGGCGACGCCGCCGACCACAAGCGTTATCAGAATCAGCGACGCCGCTGCAGTCGAGGCCATCATTTCGGCGTTCCGAGGTCGTATAGCTCGAGGCCGGCGCTGTAGACACGCTCGACTAGGGCCTTGTCGCCGCCGTAAAGCTCGATGATGTTGGCGGCGTGGAAGATCACGCCGGCGCTATCGCGGGCTTGCTTGCGGGCGCTGGCGGTGCCGTCGGGTAGCTGCAGAGTCGTCACGCCACCGCGCCCATGATGTAGCCGGGTTCGTCGGGCAATACGGTGTCGTCGGTGACCGGATAGGTTTCGGGGCCGATCTGGAACTCGGGCACCACGTGCGCCGGGTAGAACGTGCAGCTACTCGAGTAGTACCCGCCATAGCAGGATGAGCGGGCCGGCGCGACGTAGGCCGGGGCGTAGAACTCGCGTGCCCGGGTCCAGCTGCCATCAGGGCGGCGGGGGCCGTCGCAGATGATTCGGCTAGTCCAGCGGCCGAGCAGGCCGCCGTAGAGCCACGGCTGCGATACGCAACCGGGGGTGTCGGCGTGCGCCGGCGCGGGGTGGGTCAGGCCGGCAGCCAGTGCGCCGCCGAGGGCGATTGCGCCGAGCAGGGCGCGCGTGCGGGTGGTGTTCATGGTTCCTACTTTCGGGTTGGTGGGGTCCTTCTACTGCCTCATGCCCGCCACCTCGAGGGTGACGGGCAGGGGGCGGGGCGGGCTACCGGGTGGCGCACACGGGGCCGATGCCGGCGGCCTTGCTGTCCTCGTTGGTCAGTTCAGCGCCGCAGCGGACGCAGTAGACCAGCAGCCGGCCGGCCTCGGCGTCGGTCAGCAGGGTCGCGCCGGCGAGGTTCACGCGCTTGCCGAGGTAGTCCCACGACAGTCGGCCGCCGGCGGCCGGCTTGACCGCGATCTGGCCGTACCAGTTGCCGGCCTTGCTGGTCTTGATCCGCACCACGTCGTCGCCGACGCGGTAGAGGCCCTCGGCCGGCGCGGCGGGCTGGCCGGCGCGGGGGGCGTCGAACAGCGCGGTGATGAGCGCCGAGGCGGTGCCGTTGCGGCCGCCGGTGAGGGCGTCGAGGTCGAAGCCGTTGGCCTCGAGGTCGAAGGTGCGCTCGGTCAGCAGCCGGCCGATGAGGTCGATCTGCGGGGCGCTCGGGCGGGTGGCGGTTGTGGTCATGGGGGTGTCCTTTCGGGTGTTGGGGTGGTGAGAACAAATATACACGCGGTGCGCGGTGCGTGCAAGCAGTCAGCACCAGCGGGTGTGATTGCACGGGTTCAGCGGGTTGCGGACGTGCGGGTGCGGTATGTGCGGCTTCGGCACCACGATGACCGTATTACCGCCCTCGGCGGGCGGTGCCGGCTCGGCGGGCGGCGTCGAGGGTACGGGGGCCGGCGCTTGAATCGTCACTGTGACGGTAGGCGTCGGGGTGGGCCAGCTGGTCGAGGTCGGCGCGGGCCGGCTCGGGGCCGGCGCGGCGGGTGCGCTGTCGGTGATCGCGGACAGGATGGCCGCGCCCACCAGGACGATAAGGGCGGTGATCCATCCGGCGCGGGCGTTGTCTGACATGGTGAGGGGTTCCTTTCGGGGGTTTAAGGGGGCTGAAAGCGGCCGGAGGTTTATCCACTGTGAATAAACCCAACCGGCCCAAGGGGGTCAGTACCGGCGGGCGGGGTGTAGCCCGGGCTGCGGCTCGAGCCATACCGCGTCGCGGCGGGAGATGGGCAGCGGGTCGATACCCGGGCGGTGCGCCGGCGTGCCTTTTTTGCGAGCCTTGCGGCGCTCGGCGGCCTCGGCCTCTTTGATGCGCTGCCATTCACGCTCGGCGCGGATACGGCGGCGGCGGCGCGCGGCCTGTTCGGCGGCGGCGGCCTTAGCTTTGGCCTGCGCCTTGCGGGCGGCCTTGGCGGCCTTGGGGCTGGTGTAGGTGACGGTGACGGGTCGAGCCATTCGGGTGTTTCCTTTCGGGGTTGAGGGGTGGTTCTACTGCCCGTAGCCCGTCACCTCGAGGGTGACGGGCAGGGGCGGGGCGGGTTAGAGCCGGCCGGCCTCGAGCCGGCGCACGATGTCGGCCTTAGCGTCGGCCAGGGTCGGGTAGGTCATCGACAGGACGGCCGCGACGTGGTGCTCGCCGGCAACCATCGAGGTGCGGGTGACGAACGCGTACCACATGCCGGGGGCGGCAGAGTCGGCGGCGCACTTTTCGATGGTGGCGACGACGGGGCCGATTTGGGTCTTGTACTCGCCGGCGGTGATGCGGCGGTAGGAGAGTGAGCGCATGGTGTGGGCCTTTCGGTTCGGTGGGTTGGTAGAACCTACCTTACCGTGCGGTGCGCGGTGCACACAAGTCCTTACGGTGTGAGGTCGATCACGCAAGGCAGCCGAGGGCGGTTACGATATCGTAACGGTGCGCGAGGCTACTTGGGGCGGCGGCGGCCGCCGAGGAAACCGACCACGCCGGCGATGACCGCGCCGACCAGCGAACCGAGCAGCGCCGACAGCGGGCCGCTGAGGTTCGCGGTGCCCGGGGTGTGGGTCCGCTGCCAGTCGAGCGAGTTAATGATGATGGCGTAGACGGCCGCGCCGGTCAGCGCGAGCACGGCAATCGAGGCGGTGACGGCCAGTATCAGCACGGTGATAGTCCGTAGCCGGGTGGGGGCCGGCGCGCTGCCGGTGTCATCCTCGTCGGTGGGGGTGTAGTCCTCGGGCATGGAGGGCGGCGTATCCCAGCCGGCCGGCGGGTAGCTCGGCGGCGTGGCCGGCGGGCCGAGCGGGTCGGCGTCGGCGTTGTCCGGTTCGCGGGAATGTGTGCCAGCCATGGGCGGCCTTCAGTCGAGGGGGCGGGGGGCGGTGCCTCGAGCACACTGTCGGCGGCCTGCGCCGGCATCGTCCTCGAGTTTACTGCCCGCCGCGCTGCTCGGGGATGATCCGCTCGGCGATGGCGTCGAGCTTGCGGTGTAGCAGGGCCAGGGAATCGACCACGGTCAAGTCGCCTAGTTGCGGCCAGCCGCGCCCGCCGGGGCCGCGTAGCGACGCCCAAACGTCCTCGAGTAGCTGCCGGTCGGTGCGGCCGTTAGCCGGTGCCGGCAGGATCGGCGGGGGCACCTCGGCCTCGGCGGCCGGCCGCCGAAACTCGCCGGCCATAGCTTTCGTGACCTCGCCGCGAAACCAGTTCATGTCGAGGTTCCCGGGATCCCATTTGCCCTGCGCCGCGCCGGCCCATTCTTTATGACCGATGACGTGGCTTGCGGGTAGGCCGAGGCGGGCGGTCAGCGCCGCGCACGTGTCGCGCATCGAGATGATTTGCGCGTCGGGCCAGCGTTGGCGCGGGTTGTAGGTGCCGTCGGCCGTGATGTCCGGCCACGCGCACTCTATGCCGATCATGTGCCAGTTCGCGTCGTTGGTCGGCAGCCACGGGTATGCGCCTCGGCCGGCGTGCCAGCACACGCCCACCGCGACGATAGTGACGGTGCCGTCCGGCGCAATGTGCAGGTTGGCGAGGGGGCCGTCGAGGTCGGGGCGGCCTCGAGCTATCGACTCGGCCGGCTCGCGGCTGTTGCCGGTGTGGTGGACCATCACGCCGCGTATGTCCTGAAAGTCGCCGTGTCCTCGGTCTTGCCAGCCGTCGAGGGTGCGGAGCCGGTCGCCGAGGGCCGGCCGTAGCACGTCCTCGAGCCAGATCGGGTCGCCGGTCCAGCCGGCGCGGGGGGTGGCGGCCACGGGTGTTACCTCCGGTTGTGGGCTGGCCGGCTCGGGGGGTTTATTAGTCCCTAATAACTCGGGGGCCGGCTCGGGCGGTTTATAGGTGACCGATAAACCTCCGCGTGCTTCGAGGGTGCCGTCGAACAGCAGCACGTGATACGGGTTGTTGCCGGCTGTTCCCCACTGCGACACCAGAAACCGCATACCGCCGTCGCGGTTCAGTTCAGACCCGGGCACGATATAGCCGCCATAGAGTTGCGGGGTGTCCTGCCCGAACGCGTAGTCGATCCGGTTGCAGCGGGCCGGGTCGGCGAGGTCGTCCGGCGTCGCGGCGGTGACCGCCGTCTGGCAGTACCGCTCGGCGTCGAAGTAGGACAGCACCGCGTTGCCTTGCACGTTACGCAGGCACAGTTCGCCGGCGCGGCCGCCAATGATGGGGGTGTCCTCGTTGGGGTGGCCCCACGCCCACCTCGAGCCGTCCCAGCCGTACGGTTCCCAACGCCCATAGGGGAATGCGCCGGCGGGGCAGCGCCACAGCCAGATAGGGCGGTCGCGGGCTAGCCCGTTGGTGCCGCAGATGTGCACGTAGTCGCCGAACTGGTCGAACGTCAGCATGACGTTGCCGGGGTGGCCCGGGTGGCGTAGCTGTAGGAACGGGTCGGTGCGATACCAGGCGCACAGGTCGCGGGATTGCCAGAACTCGGTCACGCGTTCGTTGCCGAGGCCTTGGGTCAGCATGACCGCGACGTACCACGTGCCGCGCAGCCAGATGAAGTCGCACGGTAGGACGGTCGAATAGTCGGGGTTGTTGTGCCCGTAGGGCCACAGCTGCCGGCGGGGCTGCAGGGCGATGCCGGACGGGGTGGGCACGCCGAGCACGTTAAGGTCGGCGTCGTACATGACCAGCGACGGGGATTGCCAGTCTTGGCCCCAGCTGAACGAAAAGTTGTCGCCGAACATGAGGGCCAACGCGTTGCGTTGCGGGTCGAAGCGGGCTATGCCGAGGTCGGCTAGTTCCATGGCGACGGCCGAGGTGATGCCGGGGCCGGTGACGGGTTTAACGAACGGCATGGCCGGCGATCCGCGCCAGGGTGTCCATGGGCTGTTCTGCCCGGGTGGTGAAGTCGGCTAGCTCGAGGCGGGCGAGGGTGATGCTGTTGCCCGGGGTGTAGAAGCGGAACGGGTGCGCTAGGGGGGTGACGGCCAGCAGCAGCGGCGAGGCGGGGTGGTGGGCGAACACTAGGTGCGTGAACTCGCCGGCCGGCAGCAGGATGGGGCCGGCCGAGCCGTATAGCGCGTCGCCGGCTGTGGCCCATCTGATTTGCGCCCGGGTGTAGTCGAGGTCGTCCCACGGCTCGCAGCCGGCCGCGTCGGTCACGCCGACATGCGTCGGCCACACGGTGAAGGTCAGTAGCCCGTCAGGCATGTCAGGTTTGGTTGTACTGCGGGGTACAGACGATTTGCCCGGGGCCGGTCATCACCACGTCCGCGAAGTCGTTCCAGTCGATGAGGTTCGAGCCGGACGCGGCCGAGCAGAGGATGCCGTGGGTGTAGGTGCCGGCCGCGCAATCGACGGCTACCGCTGAGCCGTTCGCGACGCCGCCGGTGCCAGGGGTCCAGGTGAACTGTTTACGGACGTAGCTACCGCCGGTCGCTTCGTTGGCGACAGCGGGGCCAGCGCCGGGGCTGGCCGTGGTCAGGCCGACATAGTTGCCCAGCTGCGTATAGCGGTCGGCGAGTGCCTGCCGGGTCGTTGCGACTGCGATTGCCATTGCTCCATGCTCCCTCGGTTGCCGCTAATCTTGCCACTCAATCAGCGAATATCCGCGCGCACCGCCGCCGCCCGCGCCGCCGGTCGAGCCGGCCGCCGAGGAATTGACTGCGCCGCCGCCGCCGCCGCCGCCGCCCGGGTAGGTGCCGGGGGTGCCGGCCGCCGCCGCGATGGTGGTGCTTGCTTGGCCGCCTCGGCCGCCGCCGCCGCCGGTGCCGATACCGCTCGAGCTTGTGCCGCCCGCGCCGGCGGTGCCGTTGTTGTCGTTGGCGTTGAACCCTGCGCCGCCGCCGCCGCCGCCGCCGCCGCCCGCGCTCGAGCCGCCGTTACCGCTGGTGCCTGAGCCGGTGCTCGCGGACACGCCGCCGCTGCCGCCCGGGTAGGTCGTCGCGCCGGTGACACCTTGCACGCTGAGGCTCGAGCCGACGCCGGCTAGCAGGCTCACGCCGCCGCTGGTGAACGATGAGGATGCGCTGTTGCCCGCGCCGGTGGTGACGCTGAACGTCGAACCGAGCAGCCCTTTCGGAATGTAGACGGTGACCCGTGCGCCGCCTGCGCCGCCGTTGCCGCCTCGGCGTAGGCCGGTGCCGGATTTCGCGCCGGTGCCGCCGGCCGCGCCTGATCCGATGAGGGTGACGATAGCGCCGGTGGCCCACGCGGGCACGGGCGAATCGGTCAGGTTGGCGTTAACGGTGGTGGTGGCGCGGCCGGCGGTTTCGATGGTTAGCGCGCCGTCGCCGGACAGGGCCAGCGCCGCCGGCAGTGCGGGGGTGGGCGCGAGGTCGAGGGTGCCGTCGCCGCCGCCGGCCAGCGCGCGGGTCGCGCCTAGCCGGGTGGTAATGCGGAGAGTGCCGGCCATCTATTGAACCGCCCGAATCCATATTTGACCGAGCGCGCCGGGGCCGCCCGCGCCGTTGCCGACGCCGCCGCCGATGCCAGCGCCGCCGGGGGCGTTCGAGGATTGGCCGAGCAGGCCTTGCGCGGTGTCGCCGCCGGTGTAGGTGATGCCGCCGAGCGACACGCTGCCCGCGCCTTGCCCGTTGACGCTGCCGCTGTTCGCGCCGCCGAGGCCGCCCGCGCCGGTCACGGTAGCGATGCCGGTGCCGGACACGCTCGACGCGCCGCCGTTGCCGGCGGGGTTGGGCTGCGACGCGTTACTCGCCGCCGGCCCGCGCGCCCCGACGCTGCACGATAGCGAGGTGGTGCTCCATGGGATATTCACGCCTCGGGTGTAAATCGCGGTTCCAAACTTGCCGGCGGTGCCGCCCTGCCCGGTTTGGAGGAGCTTGCCCTGACAGCCGCCGCCGCCGCCGCCGAGGACTACCACCTCGAGCCGGTTCGCCCACCAGGGGATCTGATACGAGCCGTTGATGGTGATAACCGCCGTCACGGGGTCGAAGGTGGGGATGGTGGGGGTGATCGTCAGGCCGCCGTCGCCGGACAGGGCCAGCGCCGCCGTTGTCTGCGCTTGCGTCGCGATGGACAGCGCGCCGACGCCGGCGAACGGGACCGGGATGGTGGGCTTCGCGGTCGTCGTCATGGTCAGGCCGCCGACGCCGGCGAGGTCGAGGGGCCGGCTGAACCCTAGCGCCGTCCAGATGGTGAGGCCGTCGAGCGGGGGCCGGTTCCCGCCGTCGGTGACCACCTCGAGGCCGCCGTCGCCGGCGAACAGCGCCGCCCGGGTGTACAGCTGCGCGAGGCCTACGGTCAGCTGCCCGTCGCCGGCCAGGGCCAGGGCGGCGCGGTACTTCAGGATGCGCGGCCACCAGCCCTCTACCGTGCTGCGCCGTGCGTCGAGGGGGGCGCGGCCCCAGCCGGCGACGGGTTGAGGCTGGCCGAGGGTTTCGGGGTGGTCAGGCGTCCACGTCATAGATCGCCGGCCACGGCAATGTCGGCTGTAGGTCGCTGTAGGTGTCGCCGTCCGGTTCGCTGACCCGCCATTGCGCGACGCCGTGGGCGGTGACGCGGTGCGCTACCTTGCCGCTGTCGGGGTCGCGGCGCACAGTGCCCACCGGGTCGCCGTCGGCGAGGGCCTTCTGCGCGGCGAGTACCGCGTCGATCTGCGCCTCGGTGATGTCGTCGCCGAGCAACGCTTTCATGGCCTGTATCTCGCTGTCTTTGCTCATCGTTTCGCCCTTTAGCCTAGGTGTTGACGCTCGAGAAGCCGGCGAGGCTGCCGGGGGTCCGCGCGCTGTTGCCGCGTTTCATTTCCAGAATCATGCCAATGTTGCGGTAGTTCGCCGGCGTAGCTTGCGCTGACGGCAGCAGCGACACGGCTGACGGCTCGGTGTAGTCGATGATCTTGTTGTTGCCCGAATAGCCCTGATAGCGGCGCGCGTTGCCGCCGACGCCGAAATTGAGGGTTATCGACGTGTTCCAGTCCAGCCCGATGCCCTGCTGAAACACGTGCTCGACGCCGTTGACCCAGCAGCCGATATCGCACTTGTAGGTCAGGAATCCGGTGCAGTATCCGCGTATGAACACGAAATTGAGCCAGTCCGCGCTCATGCGGGCCACGCCCCACACGCGGGGGGTGCCGCCGCCGCTCGAGGATTGCGGTAGGTCCTTCAGTGTGGCTTTGAGGGTGCAGTTATCGCCGGTCGGCTTGTCGGCGAGGTAGCGGCCTCGAGCCATCCGGTCGGCGTCGTTGTTCAGCGAGATGAAGGTGACCGCGCCGGCGCTCACGCCGACGGTTGAGCTACCCGCGCCGGTGTAGGACACGTCGAACTCATTCGATGGCAGCGGCCCGTTGGGGTAGTTCGCAAAGTTGATGCTGATATTTGCGCCCGTGGTCGGGGTCTGCAGGCCACGGATCGCCTCGGTGTTCGCGAGGATGTTTTCGCGCAAATACTTCTGCGCCGCCGACACGTTGGCTTTGGTCGGGTCGAGCACGTCGCCCTCGTCGGTCAGGTTGTAAAAGTCCGTAATGACGTTGGTGAAGTGCTTCAGAAACATGCCGTTGACGTGGTTCTCGGTTGACCAGACGCGGGTGCCGTCGATCAGCGGGATATTGCCGAGGTTGAATAGCCGGCTCGCGTCGAACAGGCCGGCGAGGTCGAGGTTTTGGATGCGGTCCTGCAGGCCGGTGATCCAGTCGATTTTGAACGCCGGCGCTTTCGTCACGGAGCAGTCATCGACCCACGCCGTGCCGGCGGTCGCGAACCGCCGAGGCTTCAGGCCTATCGCCACGTACGCGGTTTCGGCCGGCGCGGTGTAAGAGCCGGTGACCGCCGTCCACACGGTGCCCGTGGTGATGCCGCCGAGCAGGACCTCGGTTATTACGGTGTCGTCGGAACGGAACGCCGCCGCGTAGGCCTCGAGCGAGTTGCCGCCGGCCACGGTCACGCCCTGGCCGCGCATATGGGCAGTGACGGTGATCGCGTCGCCCGGGCCGGCTAGCACTTGGTTAGACCACAGCGGGGTCAGGTCGGTGCCGTTGAACGTGACGCGGGCGCTGCCCGGGGTGCTGCGGCCCTCGGCCGGGTCATAGGTGAACGCGCTACCGGGCTGCAGCGATATCGCGTCAGTAAAGCCGCCGTTCCACAGCAGGTTAGGGCTGACGTTGGTGATAGACGAGAGCGGCACTTGACCGAGCCACTCGGGCCGGATCGCGTTGATAACCGCGCTCACCGCCGTCATCAGCGGCTCGATGACGGTGCCGTAGAACTGTTGCCGCGCCGCGTTAACGTCGAAGGTCGGCGAATCGAAGTCCAGATCGGCCCACGCCTGCAGGTTCGCGATCAGCTGGCCGAGGCCGCCGGACAGGCCCAGACCAGCCGATAGCCCGTCGATGAGGGTCTGCCACGTCGAGAGGTCGATGCCCGTCAATTTGTACAGGGCGTCGGCTAGCTGTTTGTTGATGTTCGCGACTAGCTGCTCGATAATCGCTTTCCACATCTCGGCCTGTTGCTGCATCTGCAGGCTGATATGGAACTCGCTGCCCGTCCTGTTCGGGTCGTGGGTCAGCTGCAGTTGCCGGCGGTCGAACGCCCGGGGCATGGCTAGTCCACCGGCAGAAGCATGACGGCTAGCTGCGCCTGCTGTTTGTTGAACGCGTACGCGCCGGACACGCCATCGTTAAACAGGTTCACATACAGCGTTGATTGCGGACCGGACGCGCCGGCCGGGACACGCGCCCAACCGTTCTCGGGGGTGATCGAATCGTTAGGGCTTTGGTTGGTCGAGGTGTGCGGGACAATCGTCGTCCAGGTGCTCGAGTTGCCGAAACCACGGCCGACGAGCACGCCGGCCGACGCGTCGCCGAGCCGGACCTCGCAGCCCAGAATCAGCGGATCGGTGTCGGCCTCGAGGCCCACCGCGCGGATATGGCCCATCACCCACGGCACCCACGCCCACTCTTGCGGCGGGACGGTGAAACTGGCGATCTGCTGGCGGGTCGTGATGCCGCTAAAGCTGGTGAAGTTCGCCTCGGGGATGGTGTACATGAGGGGCCGAATCGAGCCGGCCTGCCGAGGTTCGTAGTCGCGGCCGTTCCACGTAATCACGTCGCCGGTCGTCGGCGCGCCGGACGCTACTTCGCTGTAGTCGGTGGCGTCGCGGATCGTGGCGTTGTCGCCTTGCGGGCCTCGAGGGGCCTTCAGCTTCAGCAGCCAGCCCGGGGCCGCAGCGGTGCCCGACAGTTCGATAGAGCTAACGGTGTGCGGGTCGTCGGGGTCGAGCAGCTGCACCGACGGGTTGATACGCGGAACAGGCCCGGGGGGGCCTTGGCTGCCCATCTCCTTAGCGACGTACATGGTGCCGTCCCACATGTACACCAGCGAACCTATCCACCAGGCCTTACCGATATCAATGGCGGTATTGGTGAGGTTGAGCGGCAGGTCGGCGGGGTCGTCAATGCTCGAGCCGTACTGCATTTTCACTATCGGGGCGTTCTGCCCGGGGGTGCCTTGTGGGCCTACGATGGCGTCGAGGACTAGCGCGCCGTCATTGCCGAGGACCTCGAAGGTGGCCGTCGTCATGGCCGGCGTGTCGAGGTCCCGCACCACGCCCCAGCAGTGCACGTTCGCCAGAATCGAACCGAGGTACTGTTCGTCGCCGACCTTCGCTGTCGTCATGGGGCCTACTTCCACTCGATATCGTCTAGCGCGGTGTCCGGTTCGTCAGTAATGGTAATCCGGTTCGGCTGTACCCAGCCGGTAGGTTGCGGCGGTTCCTCGGTCTTGACGCCGAGCCGGCGGGCCGCTTCGGCCCGTAGGTTCTCCGGTAGCGCCGCCAGATCCGCGACGGTCATGCTGGCGAGGTCGGCGAGGGGGTCGTCGGGGGCGTCGATGGACACCCACTCTTGCGCGTCCTCATACGTGCCGGGGCCGGCGCACGGCCGAGGCTTGATGAGGGCACGGTCGGGATACCATTCCCAGCCGGCGCGCACTAGGTGCCAGCCGATGGTCAGCGCCAGATCTGTGCGTAGCTCGATCACGCTGCCGTCGCGGGCCGCCGGGTAACGCAGATCCTCGAGGATCAGCGCCAGCGTCGCGGCGCGGCGGGCTTTGTCATTGCCGGCCTCGGCGGCCGCCAACACGCCGGCGTGGTAATAGTCGCGGTGCGCCGTCACGCTGCACCGCACGGTGTGTAACTAAAAGACATCACCTTGTCCTAACGCCGAGGTAATGCTGTTCCACACCACAGCCAGCGTCCGCATGGCCCGCGATACCGGGTCCTCGTCTTCGCGGTCGTCGCCGATGCGTAGCTGCACCTCGAGGGGGTTGTCGCGGTCATAGCGGCGCGTGATGCCGGTGCACTGGTCGGTATAGATGGTTTGGCCCATCTGGAAGCCGCAGCGGTCGCCGAGGGTGAAATCCACGTCAGCCAGCCACGGCCGGCCGTTACGCACGGTCGTATCGAAGCTGGTGTAGGCCCGGGTCTTATACGCGCCCGAACGTAGGTCTAGCTGCGCCGACACGGTGTACGCGGTGCCGGTGCCCGGTTCGTAGTGCTCGAGGAATCCGTAATCGCCCGACTCGAACGCCCGCTTAAACGGGGTGTATCGCTGCCACGCCGCGAACACGTCCGCTAGCTGATCCTGGTAGACCTCCTCGAGGCCGGGGGTGCCGGGGGCCTGCAGGCCGGTGACCTCGGGGCCGACGAGGGCCTGTATCACGGCTGACAGTTGGCTTAACCCGTACTTGATGCCGAAACTTATGGTTTGGTTCAGCCACGCAGGACTCTTTGAGCCGACCATGATCGTCTTGGCGGTCGATGCGTGGGCGGTGCGTTTCGACTCGATGATGCCGGAGTATTCGCCGTCGCGGAACAATACGTGCGGCTTCTTAGGGGCCACGGAGAACCATTTACGGATTACCGGGTCGGTGCTGCCGTCGTGGTCCTTGTCGAACGGCAGGAGAACCTCGGTCAGCAGGTCATCCCCAGTAGCCGCAATGAGGTTGAGCCAGCCGTCGGCCATGGTCCCGGTTGGGCCGCCGACGCCTGATTTATCCTCGACGGCCATGATGATCGCCGGCCGGGTGGGCCGCGCGAGGTCGGCGAGGGTGCCCGTCCCGGGCTGCTTACCCGGCAGCAAGTCGTCTATAGCGTCCTGCACCAGCTGCAGCCCGGGCAGCCGTAGTTCTAGCTCGGGGTGGGGGCTGGTGTCGTCCTCGGGTAGCCACGTATAGGCGCGAATGAAGCAGCCAGCATCCGCGAGTAGCGGGTCGGCGACGCTGTGAAAGTCGGTCCAGCGGCTCGAGAAGATCGAAAACCGCGACTGGTCGAAGATCGGGTTACAGAACTGCACCTGTATCGGCCAGCTACGCGGGTCGAGGCCCTGAAATATGCCGGTGCCGATCCAACCGCCCGGGTTGAACATGTTTGTCGGGATGGACAGGGCCGGGTGAAACTGGCGGGCCAGGTTAATGAACATCGAGATAGACAGGCCGCTACGCAGGTTCATAGGCAGGGTCCAGACGCGGGGCCACTGCACCTCGGGGGGGCTGAGGGGGTTACTGCCGGCGAGAATGTGTTTGCAGTGCTCGCGGTTGCTAATCATCTGCAACTCGACGGTGTGCAGGCCCTCGGCTGAGCGTTTCGCCTCGGTCGCCACCACTTTGCCGCCCCACCGGGTGCGCCAGTCCGGTTTAGTGGGGATGGGGTCAAGGGTGAAATGCAGGTCTTCGTAGGCGCGGCGGTCATGCAGGATGAAGTCCGATAGCCAGTTGTCCCGCCGGATCACCGCCGACGCAGCGCCGGCGTCGCTCATTAGCTCGGTGACCTCGACGCTGCGTTCCTGGGCTATCTGCCCGACGGGCCGCATATCGCGGTCCCAGAGCCGCAGCAGGGGCCGTTGTCGCACGCTGTCGATGAGGCTGCGCCGGCGCGACTCGGTGTACAGGAACGCCTCGAACGGGTTGGTGCGCGGGTCGGGGGGGCCGTCGGCGGCGATGGTCCGCTGCCCGATGCGGGGCGCGGCCGGCGGGCCGGCGATCCGGCCGAGGTCGATGACGGTCATCCGTAGGCCCTCGCGTACCGCTGCGGCATAAACGCGGTGATCTGCCCGTCATCCTGCGAGTGCTGCACTTTGATGTGACAGACCGAGCGGCCCGGCCAGGGGGTGGTAAAACGGCCTTCCATGCGCCGCCACACGGGCAAGGTGCTCACCAGAATGTCATGCAGCAGGAAGTCCAGCAGGTCGCTATTGCGGGCGATGCGGTAGAACAGCGGGTCTACCGGGTCGGTGGATCCGGTGAGGGTGCGGGCGTCGGGGTCGGTGTCCACCATCATGTAGCCGTCTTTGTCGGTCAGCAGCGGCAGTTCCACCATGTCGCCGCCGGGGCCGTCCTCGATCCACGCGCGGCCGGGGCCGGTGACGAGGAACTTAGGCCACGCCGGCTCGGGGGCGCGGTTCGGGACCACGATATTGCCCTCGCCTATGTGCATCCCGGGTATCAGGTTCGTGATGTCGGGGCCGAGCTTGCCGGCGATTATCGCCTCGATTAGCTCGAGTAGTTCATCCCACGGGGTCGAGGGTGCGGTGCCCTCGTCGTCGGTGTTGCGCCACGTGCCCACCTCGAGGCGTTTGCACCAGTACGGGTCGGCCGCCACTATCGTCATGTCCCACGCCATGAAATTGTTGCCGAACGCTACCGGGTCGAGGACAAACGGGGTTTTCGGTTCCTCGGCGAGGCGCACTTTGGTGAACCGCCAGCCGTGGGTGCGGGTGAATACGCCGCAGTAGCCGTCCTCGCGGGATGACCAGCTGGACCACCAGCGTTCCTCGAGCATCCGATACCGCCAGCTGGTGTCGGGGGCCACGGAGTTACTGACGAGTATTTGCCAGTCGATTTCGCGTTTCAGGTAGTTGGTGCGCTCATGGGTGGCACCGATCTGGTACGGGCCTTCGCTCATCAGTTGTTGGAACGGCACGTGCATGAGGCCGCCGATATTGGGGCCTAGCTCGAGGCCCTGTTCGCCGGCGTGGTTCCCCCATAGGTCCCAGATAGGCCGGTTCCCGTCGGCGTCGGGCACGCCGATATAGATAATTTTCGTCTCGAGGGCCTGCAGCTGTTTCGGGATCCGGCCGAATATCTCGTCGGGGGGGCCGCTGTACGGGTTCAGGGGGGCGACGGGCGGCCGGATCACTGGACCCTCGCAGTGCCGAGGTTGGTACGGGCCGTGGCCCGTTGCTGCCGGTTCTGCTGGTCACGCACCGCTACCGGGTCCTGGCCCACGACACCATTTTCGCCGATATGCACGCTGTTGTCGATTTTCATGCCGCCGCCTTCGGTGTCGGGTACAGCGCCGCTCGCGAGCGGGCCGCCGAGGCCGAGCGCGCCGGCTAGCCCGCCTTCGCCGGTGTCGAGGCTGCCGAACGGGGCCGGGATCACGCCCTTGATGGCATCGACTACGCCGCCGGCGTTGCCGGTCATGCCGGCCGACAGGCCGCCGAGGATGGCCCGGGTGGCCGGGTCGGGTGACAGGCCGCCGAGGAAACCGATTAGCGCCGAGGCGCTCTTGATGCCCGAACCTTCGAGGGGGTTGTTAAACCCGGGGGGCAGCAGCGTTTCCGCGAGGCCGCCGGCCGCTATCGTCGCCATCTGCCCAAAGTCCGGCAGGATCTCGTTAATGGCCTCGAACAGCTTGTTATAGGGGTTGTCGCTGCCGGCGCTGCCGCCGCCGGTGCCGTCGTCGTACTCGCCGCCGCCGCCGCCGCCCGCGCCGCCGGCGCTGCCGAGGCCCGGGGTCACGCCGGGTACGCCGCCGCCGCCGGTCACGCCGCCTTTGTCGCCGCCGGTCGGTAGGTAATACTGCAGCGGAAAGTCCGCAGCGCCGGACGCGTCGCCGCCGTACTTCGTGGTCGAATCGCTGCCGCCGCTCTCGACGTTGGTGCCGTCCGGCAGGGTGCCGGCCATGTGGCTATTCGGGCCGCCGCCGCCGCGCCGTATGCCGATATTGAACGCGCCCGGTTGGTTGCCTTTGACGAAGCCGAGGGCCTCGAAGTCGGACTCGGTGGTGAAATACCGTTTGTTCGGGTCCTTGCCGGTCAGGACCGCGTAAATGCTGGACATGTAGCCCGAACAGTCCCAACCGTCGGGGCCGACGCCGCCGTACACGTAGGGCCGGCCGTCGCCGGCGGCCCGGGCGAACGCCTCGGCCTTGCCGACGCGGCCGCCCTTCTTAAACCCGGGTAGCCGGCCGGCGTTCATGGCGGCCACTATCGCCGCGCCGCCGGCGGCCACAGCGTTCTTGGTCACCACGCCCTCGCCGGCTGTGAGCCACGCCAGGACCTTATCGGTGCCGCCCGGGCCGGTCACCTCGCCGCCGCGCCGTAGGCCCTGCAGGCGTTGACCGAGGGACCTTGCCGCGCCGCCACCGGGCACGGGGAACGGGCCGATGCTTTCGGGCACAGCCGCGAGGATCCCGCCGAGCGCCCGTAACGGTGTCTTCAGGGCGTTAAGGATCCCGTCGAACGCCGCTTTGATTGCGCCGGTGACGCCGGACCACACGCCGCTAATGAAGCCGGCCGTAGCCGAGAACGCCGCTTTGAGGTCGGCGAACACGCCGCTAATGGTGGACCATGCGCCTTTGAACACGTCCACAAAGAAACCGACCACGTTGTTGAGGTTGGTAAACCCTTGCGCGAGGACGTTGTAAAACAGGGTGAAACCCTTACTCGCCATCGAGAACATGCCGGCCGCGCCCTTCAGGGCCAGCAGCAGCGCCCCGCCGATCACCGCGCCAACCACTTTCAGGGTCGGCAGCGCCGCTTTAAACGCGTTCGCCATGGCCGCGATCTGTTCGCCGAGGGGGCCTTTGATCGTTTCCCACACCTGTTTCAGCGCGGGGCCGAGGTACTGGCCGACGGTCTGCCCTAGCGAGGTGAAGCCGGCGCGGAGGTCCTGCAGCCATTGCGGGCCGCCGCCGCTGGTCAGCTGCAGCATGAAATTGCCGACCGCCTGTAGGGGGCCGTCGATCACGCCGAATATCGCCAGCTTCAGCCCGTCCCACGTGTTCTTAAGGCCTTCCATGACGCCGGGTAGGCCCTGCATCTGCGCCGAGGCGAGTTTCTGCGCCGAGCCGGCCTGCCCGATCTGCTGTTTCAGGTTGTCCCACGCGTCAGCGCCGCCGTTCGCGGCCACCATCGAGGCGCGCATGGCGTCGGATCCGAACAGGACGGCCGTCGCCGCTTGGAACTGTTCCTGCGTCATGCGGGTCGAGGCTTCGCCCACCTGTTTCATCATGGACTCGACGCCGACAAACTTGCCCTGAGCGTCGTACAGGGTTAGGCCTAGTTCCTCGATAGCGCCCTGCGCCGGGTTGCCCTGGTCGGTGATGGCCTGTAGCGACGTTTTCAGCATGGTGCCGGCGTCGCTGCCGTTAATCCCCCACTTGGAGAACATTGCCAGCGCGGTCACGGTGTCCTCGATGTTCACGCCGAAACCGGCGGCGACGTTGCCGCCTTGCTGCAGGGCTTGACTCATGTCGCCCATTTCGGCGGCCGAGGCGTTCACGGCGTTGGCGAGTAGGTCCGCTACCTTGCCGGCGTCGCTGGCCGGCAGCTGCCACATGTTGATCGCGGCGGCCTGCGTCTTGGCGGCCTCGGCGGCGCTGATCTGGCCGGCCGTCGCCAGCTGCACAGTGCCGCGCACGGCTTCCATGGCCTGGTCTAGGGTCATGCCGCCCTTGGCGAGTTCTACGAGGGCGTTCGCGGCGTCGCTGGCCGAGGTGCCGGCCAGGGTCACGTCCGAACCGAGCGCGGCGGCTTTCGCGCGGGCTGCGTCCATCTGCGCGCCGCTGGCCTGCGTCACGCCCTGCAAACTGTTCATGGCCTTTTCGTAGGACATGCCGGCCTCGGTCACGCCCTTGATGAGGTCGGCCGCGCCGAGGGCCAGCCCGATGCCGCCGGCTGCTTTCGCCGCCGTTTTCAGGCTGGTAGTCAGTGCGGCCGCCGCGCCGCCGCCGGCCTTTTTCGCCTCGGCTTTCAGCGGGTCGAACACACCTTTGCCGATGCCCTTGCTGCCCTGTTTGAAGCCTTGCGAGAACTGATCGCCGGCCTTTTTACCCGCGCCGGCCACGGGCCGGGTCACGCCGTCGGCGATGTTCTTGCCGGCGTTCTGCCCGGTTGTCTTCGCCGCCTTTTCGACGTTCTTAAAGCTGGTGTCGATCTGCCGCCACGCGTCCGCGTACTTAATGCTGAGCTTGACGTACCCGGCTGCTAGTTCTGTCGCCACGGGTATCTCCTACCTGCCGAACAGGCGCTTTAGTCGGGGGCCGCGTTCACGCGCGGGCACCACCGGGCCGGGTATGGCTGCTTTGATCTTAGACAGCGGTTGCGGCGGCGGGGCCGAACCTGGCCGGCGGTTGGTGGTCTTACTGCCCGGGAGCACACTTGCCGGCCGGTTGCGGTTGCGGCGGCCGTCTTTCGTCTTGGCCCACGCCAGCCAGTTGAGGGCATCGACGGCCTGCCCGACGAGCCACGCCAGCCGGGTGAAGCCGGCGCGCTCGGGGTAGACGGCAGCGTAAAGGTTGCTGTCAGGGTCACAGTGGCGGGTGATGACGAGCAGGTCGTGCCAGTTGCAGCGGTCACTCGGAAAGTCCCGCAGCCGCAGCCCTAACTCGATGAGGTCGGCTTCGAGCGCCCCGCCGTGCTGGTCGATGAGGCCGGCGAGGCCGAGGATTCCCCCAGTGTCGTATCGTCGGCCGCCTGCCACAGCCGCATGATGTTCTCGAGTTCATTCGACGGCAGCTGGTCGAGCACCTCGAGGTCCTCGGCGGTCAATCCCCACGCGAGGGTTTCCCACATCTGCGCCTCGTTGTCCTTGCTGTTGCGACGCAGAATGCCGATAGGCACTTGTGTGACGGGCTTGAACGTCAGGACCCGCACCTCGCCGTCCGGCATGGTCGCTTTGTACTCGAACAACTAGGCACTTCCGTTCTGTTCTCGGTGGGCTGGCCGGCCCGCGTTGCCCTCGAGGTTAGCGCGGGCCGGCCCCACGGCCGGGGATTGACCCGCCTACTCGCCCTCGGTGCCGCTGTCGGCGGGTACGCCGAGGTTGGCAACCTGAGCGGCCGCGCCGGACGCGTACGTCTTGGTGCCGGTGCCGTCGTCAATCCACGTGTAGATGGACACGCCGTTAGCGTCCTCGAATGCCCGCAGCGTTACCTCGTACATCACGGTGTCGGAGTGCACCAGCACCACGTCGCCGATTTCCACGATTTGAGCATCCGGCAGAAACGCGCGATACCGAGCGCCCTGGTCGCTGTCCACGGTGTCGATGCACCACATTTGATGAGGCAGCTTGAGGGCTGTTTTCCGCACCTCGATGATTGCGCCGTTTTCGCCGGCGGCCGGCGTCACATCGACGTTGTTCTCGCCGTAGACGGCCTTGAGCACGTCGCTGTTGACGCTCTCGAGGAACACAAACTTATACGTCCAGGTGACCTCGGTCTGTAGGACCTTGACCACGCGGCCGCCGAAATTGCGCTTGTCCTCGAGGTTCACGTCCTTGGTTTCGGTGTACCCGTCTTCGCCGATATGACCAAGGTCGGTCCAGTCGGTATCACTGAGCGCGGTGCCTGAAGTGAAGTCCGTTTTCGTCAGCGCGGTGGTGCCCAGTTCAGCGACGAAGCACGTGCCCGTCGCCAGCGGCTCGGCCGCGTACACGTTGGCGTTCTTAGCTACCATGTCGATTTTCCTGCTTTCACGTTATTAGGGTCAATGGTCCCGCAGCATCACGTCTGCGGTCAGTTGCACACGCGGCGAATCGGTCGCCGGGTCGGGAAACAGTGCGGGTTCGCCGACGATACGCACGCGCCTCACGCCGATGCGCGCATATTTCGACGCGACTACATGCTCGCGCACTGTTTCGGCTAGGTCGCCGGCCGCTAGCTCGGTCGGTGCCCAGCATTGGATGATGAGCCGTCGCCAGGACAGCGCATCCGCTTGGTTGTCGGTGGCCCCAGCGGGGGCCGTAGACAGTCGTACGGCCTTCGGGTGGGCGGCCGAGGGTAATCCCTGCGTCGCCACGTGCACGCCGGCCAGCGGCCCGGGCGGGCGGGGCGGGTCGGCCTCGGGGTCACCCGGGTCGGTCAGCGGTAGCCGAGGGGGGTTGGCCTCGAGGTCGCCGACCGCGAAGTAGTCGTAGAGCACCTTCGGCGCGTAGGCGAACATCAGCTGCCGCCGGCTAGGTGAAAGTTGTTGACGAGAGTCTGACGGGTGGCGTTGTCCTCGATGGCCGGCCAGTTCGCCGTGATGACGGTGGCGCTGTAGTCGCGGCGGTCGAGGGGGTCGTCGCCCTCGGTGGACACCATATAGCCGGACTCGGGGCCGCCGGCCACCATGGTGTCGCCGTCCCAGCTGGCACCTAGTTCGGCGTTGCACGCGTCGGCTACCCGGGTCAT